GAACTTCTCTTCTGCTGAAGGTCTTGGCGGTGCCGGTGCTGTAATGTCACAGCGGTCTGCTTTGTATGCAAACTCTTTGCAACGAATAGAAACCGCATATATGGCCGGCTGGACTGATGCATTAAACAAGTATTTTGTGGCAAAGGGTCATTCTCGATATGAGAACAAGTTCGAATTGCATATGCAGCCGATTCTCACTGAAATGAGTGCTTTGCAGTTTGATAAGAGAGATTCGGCAATTACCCAGGCTGGAACACTTGTCGATTTACTGAAAGGATTAAAAATAGATAAGCCAGAAGTATTTAAGATAGCATTATCTGAGATACTTGGTGAATGTATGCCTAAGACGAGTGCAAAAATATCCGATGCGACTTTGGATGTTTCTTCGGAAACTGAAGAAACTACACTATAATGGGGAGGGCTTCAAACTGTGAAGACTGCAAAAGAATTGGAAAATATGTTTTTCCGCGAACTGAAACAATACAATAGCACGAATTTCAAAACATTGCTTACTGCTGACTTGTCTGCGGATGATGCAAAAGCACACAAATCTTTTTCTTCCGTTATAACGAGGTACTTTATATTCCGAGAGAAGCACAAAGATGATTTATCCGTTTCTGAACTCAATCAGTTATACTTTGAGTTGAAGTTGGATTTAATCAGTCAGTATTTTGCACAATATCCGGAATCTTCTACAGAAACGCTTACCGGATTTCAAAATGAGCTTCGTGAATTCGCAGAGTTAGTTACTTGAAATCCAACTATGACCCAGACCTAAGAGCTTCTGGTATTCAGGTTATGGATGACCGACTTCAAGGTACGGTAGTGCGGGTTACTCATAAGAAATATGGTTGCTTGTTCGCATATCTTGTAGATGGCACAGGTGTTGATGTTGAAAATCCATCAATACCTCTATTGACTCCGGAAGAAATATTGTCAGAGCTTCGTAGATTCGGCTTTCTTATCACATATGATGTTCTTGGTACTTTGCCAGGAGATGTAATAGAATATCTCATTACATTAGATAAGTTAGGCTATGACAAGATACGATATATGCTTATTTCTGAACCTACTTTGTTTGATACTGAGAAAGACCCAGAGTATTTTGTTACTGCCTTTAAGATAAAGGACCATCCAGATTGGATTAACAATACATACAGAGCCAGAACAGATGAATTTCAAAATGCTTTGATGGATGGAAC